GCCTTGATGTCCGCTTCGAATTGGGCGTCAACCTCAAAGGCGTAGGTCGTCGGTGCGCTGAGGTCGTTGTGTTCGTAGGTGATTGTGACTTTTGCCATTGTCAGGGGTTCCTTATTCCCAGGTCGGGATGTAACGGGTCGTTCCGTTGTCGTTAATGGCGATCCACTTTGTGGGGTTGCCTGCGCTTGGTGCGTTCGTCAGTGTCGCCGTGTTTGCGCCCGCGCCATCCGTAAGCGCCGCCGATGTTTCGTGGATAAAGTCAGTTGCGCCGGTCACGACGTTGTCTGCTACATATACTGTTTTGGGGCGTGTAGTACCGGATGCGCCGATGTCGTAAGTGTTATCTGATGGAGCAATAAGATGTCCGCTAGAAGTCATTATCCATGTGGCTGAGGTTGTCCCCAGAGAATAAAATCGTACTCCTGTGCCCCTGAGCTGTATTTCGCTTTCCGAGCTTAGATTAACAATTCTATTCGTTCCGCCGCTCGCACCAGCGTCCGCTCCTATCCTAAGAACGTTTGTATCCCACTTAATGAACCCGCGCTCATAGTTCGTGGCGTTGGTGTAGGTGTTATAGATGTTGAACGTCTGAGCGGCCGCGCCGTTGCGGAGGGCGAGGGTGCCGACGTCGTCGCGGTAAAGTCGTGTGTCGCCGGGTTGGTCAGAGTTAACGTTTGTGCCGCCAGACCAGCCTAAGATTGCTGTATTTAGTAGCGTAAGATGACCAACCGATCTTTGCCAAAGGCCGTTTGCCTCCAGCGATATTCCACCGGCGGCTGAAACAATATATTGCTCAAATGTTGCTTGCTTATTGCTCGCAATCGTAAGAGCCGTCGCAGGTGTATTCTGCCCCGTCCCGCTTCCGCCAGCCGGAGCCACTTGGAAGATGATCGAGCCACCCGCGCCGGAGCCCGTGCCCGCGCTGCCCTGGATGGTGAAGTCTTGGCCTGCGGTGTTAAGGGTGCCCGTACTTACGGACTGTACGCTAAGGGTTTGTGCTTCGGGGGCTCCTGCGTCTATCGCTCCAAGTTGCCACGATCCGGCAGCGGGAATCGTCAATGTGCTGCCAGTGTACGGAGAATAACTCTGTCGAAACTTAAACTGAGGCGTAAACGATGTTGCGCCAGATCCAAAAAAAAGAGTGTTTGACACCCCGACAATACTTCCCTGGACTGGTGCTCCAATATAGATATATACTGGACCGTCGCCACTATCATCCCCGATAGAGGTAATAGAACTCAAAGTCCCGTCTTTGCGCACACTAAACTTACTCGAACCCCCGATCTTCAAATCCATAAGCAGGGAACCAGACGCCGACGCCGTGTCGGTGACGTCCATTTTAATCGCGGTGAACGTGGTAAGGCCGTCGTTCCACGTGTCAGCTAAATCGTATATGTTAGCGGTTGCCATTGTCGGCCCCTTAGCTTTGCGCCACGTTGATCACGTAATTGCCTGCGCGGTCGAGAACATATGCCCCGTCGCGCTGGACTATCGCGCCGTTCGGAATTGAAACGCCCGCAGCAACCCGCCCGAACGGGCTAGGTATGCCGTCGAGCGGTGACCTAATCTCACGCATGAGAAACCATCACGGCGGTCGCATCGGCGGCATAGGCCCACACGCGATCGACACTGGCAATGCCCGGGAATAGGTCAGACAAGGTCACGTTGCGCTCGCCCTGACCGGGATTGTAACGGATTGCACCGGCGGTCGTGGTTGGGGCGGAGGTGTCGGTCGTGCCTTTGATCAGGCAATAATTCCCGCCCAAGTTCTGGAATGTTATTGAGGATATGTCAGCGTCGGTCAGCTGCGTCCAAGTCGCTGCCGGAACATCGACGGTGGTATTCTGTGCCATGAGGTGCGCCCTTCATTTGGGTTATGGGTTGCATGTATCACACAAGGTGCGAAACTTACAAGACCCGCACGCGGGGCTGTCCCTTGCGCCTGATCATGGGGCCTATGGCGTAGCGGGTTGCATCGATGCAGTGGTTATGGGCGTCGATGATTGTCGGGAGGATATCGCCAGTTTGTCGATCGGTCTTGTAGCTGTATAGCCTAAACTCGCGCGTTACTTCCCGGCATCGCGGATGCACCACGATACGTCGGAAGCTACGCAAGAACCCGATGCCATCTTGCACACTGCCCGGCCATTTCTTGACCGCCTCAGTTAGTGGAAGCCCGTGCCGCTTTAGGTAGGATATGCTTTCAGGCCGCGCGCTGTCCCAACGGGTCACGTAGCGGGCGAAATCGGGGATAGCCTCGCACATGAACCCGGCGGTGTGGTCTAGTTCGAGCCCGACCTTGTGCGCCTCATGCTCGATCCAGAGGCATTGATCATGCACCCATACCCGCACGGCCGCGGTCGGATCCTGCGCAAATCCAAAGTCGCCGCCCTGATACGGGCCGTCCCAATCGGGGCCGGGCTGAAAAGGCTCGATCGCGTATCTGCCAGCGAAAACCTGCGCGTTGGAATTGGTAAGATATGCCCCTTCCCATACGTGCGCATATGTGGCGGGATCGAGCCGTGCCTGTTCATCCCGGCGAAGCTCATCCAGGGCGGTCGGGAGGAATGGGTTGTCGTCCCAGTTTAGCTCGACCACGATTGCATCCGGCGGCGGTTGCTTGCGGAATCGCTTGTCAGCGGGCGAGTTCTCGGTGCGCGGGTTCCATATCGCCCAGACTTCGGATGCAGGCTGGCGCATGACCGTAGGCAGCAAGGCTTGCCACGATCCTTCTGGCACGTCCTCCGCTTCCTCGACGATTGTTAGGTCAACATGCGCGAGGCTCTTAATCGCGTTCATGCTATTCCGCAGACCCCGAAAGAAAAATTCGGTGCCATTGCGCCCGCGTATGTATTCCACGCCAACATCGTAATGATGTGCAAGCCACGGGTGCGCCTCGATGGCGGCGCGCAATTCAGCGTGGAAGCTTTCGCGGATTGATGTTTGGAATTCCCGCGTGCAAAGGATGCGGAGCGGGCTTTGATACCCAAACACGGCGGCCATGAGGGCGAAGGAATACGACTTGCCCGAACCGCGCCCGCCGTATGCGCCTCGGTATCTTACGGACCCGCGCGGGAGGGCGAATACGGGAATAAGGCGCGGCGGAAGCTCAATCGCTGCCTGGTGCTTTAATGACGATTTCACGGGGGCTCATTGAACCATCAGAGGATGTGTGGTCATGCTCATGCCGTTCACGCCACCGGGCTTGCGTTTTCATCCAAAAGATCATTGCGGTCACGTCACCGGTCTTGGCCTTGTTAAAAAGTGCCCCGCCGATTGTCGCGTTTGCCTTAGCTAGTGCAAGGTCCAGTTCGTCCCGGTAATGCTTGCGGAGCGTCTTTTTATCAATGCCAATGATCGACGCGATCTGATCCTGAGTCGTGCCGACCGTCGCGTGGAGCTGAACTAGCTGGCGCTGTTCTGCCGTAGGTTCATGCGGCTTGCGTGGCATTGCTCAATTCCTGATAAGTCTTTCCACTTGCCTCATGGATTGCGGGATTGCCGGTGAAGTCCTGCCAGCGCTTGATAATCACGTCGCAATATTTGGGGTCCAATTCCATCACATAACACTCGCGATTGGTCTTCTCACAAGCGATCAACGTTGTGCCGCTTCCTCCGAAAAAATCAATATAGACATTGCCCCCAATGCCGTTGAATATCGCCTCAATCCATTTCATGGGTTTGCCATGGGCATGCTCATTCGTTTGGGCGGTGTTGGCGAACGCCTCGACGGTTGCGATGTGTTTTGCACCGTTTAATGGCTTATATTCGCTCTTGCCCCTTGTGTTGCTAACGACGCGCGGCCCTCCTCTGTCTTTGCCATCATGAATAATTGCCGCGTCAGTGTTGAATGTGGGATTGTCACCAAATATGCCGCACGCCTTGTGTCTTTGAAGCGGTCTATTCTGAGTATACCAAGACTGCACACAATCCCAGATGAACTCGTAGCAAGGCTCCCAGCCTGATGATATGGCTGCATGAGGTGCTATTGCGAATCTTTTGAAGTCCCAGAACAAAACAAGTTTTTGTCCCGGCATTGGCGGCGGCATAGCATCGAAATATAGGTTTTCAATCTCGTATGGAGGATCAAACACGCATACGTCGTAATCCCTCCCGATTAAAAGCCGCTCCACCGCATCAACGCTGGTGCTATCTTCGCACATTAGCCGGTGACGCCCCAGAATCCATACGTCGCCCTCGACGGTGATAGGCTGCTCTGGTGCTTCCGGTACTGCGTCCTCGTCGGTCAGGCCCTCTGTTGTCTCAGGATCGTTTAGGAAATCTCCTAGCTCATCTAGCTCAAACCCGGTTAGGCTAAGGTCAAACCCCTGCCCGTCGAGATCCTGCAACTCGACCTTTAAAAGATCGTTATCCCAACCGGCATCAAGCGCCAGGCGGTTATCGGCGATGACGTAGGCCCGGCGCTGCGCGTCCGTGAGGTGTCCCGCCTCGATGCACGGAAGTGATTCAAGGCCTAGCTTTTGGGCCGCCAGCACGCGCCCATGTCCTGCGACTATACCATTCGCGCCGTCGGTGATGATGGGACTCAAAAAACCGAACTCGCGGATTGACGCCGCAATCTTGGCTACCTGCGCCTCGCTATGCGTGCGCGAGTTGCGGGCATAGGGTATCAGATCATCCGTAGAAATCGTTTTATATAAGGGAAAATTGCCACTCATTCCCAACCCTTATGCGCTCCGTGAGCCCTATGCAGGGCTGATGCATACGCAACGGTCATCATATGACACGCGCGCCGTTCTGGCGTCAAGGGATGGTCGGGAGGGAGTACGCGCGGGGGGCGGATCAGGCGCTTGAAAGGCTCGGGCCCTGCGACCGGCTTGGGCTCTAAAGCCCCAATCTGGGATTGGATGTAGCGAAATTCGCTCAAAAACTCGGTGTGCTTGATCATGCGCGCTAGGTTGCGCATCCAACGGTAGATGGATTTCTCGTCGCGCCGTTCAAAGGTTGTCGAGATCAGGTGGAAGGGCTCGTCGCTATGCACGACCGCAACCATGGCGGCCAGGAGGCGCACGCGCACTTGGGTGTTGTCGTGACTCAGGACTAGGGACCGAGGCCGCGCATATAGCTCGCAGACAAGGTCTAGCGCCTGCTCTGAGGTCAGAGTGTATTCAGCGCCAGGGTTGAACCGCTCCCGGAGCATGTTGCGGATTCTAATCGACACGGGGGGATCTCCGAAAAGGACCGGGGCACGAGGCCCCGGCCAAGGGTCAGGGAGGAACGCCCCAAGGGGGACGGGTTGGAAGGTAGCGGGGCCGTGCTTGGGTGTCAAGAAATTCTCCAAACGTGCAACACGCCGTCGATTGTTTTTGTCTTGAACTTTCGATTATTCTGCCTGCCGTAGACGTGGCAAATAACTTGCGCT